ATATACCATAGGATTCCCCCTAAATTGACTTCATTACAATATATTCAAAATACATAAAAAAGGGTATGTCGTATTTCACAACATACCCCTACATCAAATTTGACGTGTCTTAGAATAGATTTTTAATCTGGATTCTGAAAGGTTCAGATATTATAGTTCCCGCTGTATTTTTAACCCATAGCTTTACATAACCCAATGTACTTCCAGCTTTTACTACGCAGGTATTAGCTGTCGGGTCTTGACTTTGAATTGTTGCTAATGTAGTTTCAGATACTCCATCGTCTGCTGTGATATAGAAAAATGATTCTTCAGTAATAGGTACTCCATTATCTGTAAATATCGCTGTATATGTTGCTGTTTTGGTCTTTACGATTGATGTATTGCCGTTTATTGTTACTGCATAGTTATGTTGTGGTAAAGCTGTAACGGTTATACTAATAGTATCATAAACATTTGGATTTTCTGCTAATGAAGCAGTAATGATACATTCTCCTGCTGATATACCAGTAACAAGTCCGCTTGCGTCTACTGTTGCTATAGAAGGATTATTTGTACTATAGATAACTGTTTTATTATCAACTGGATTTCCATTTAGTTTTACAACTACATTTAACTGTAAAGTGCTTCCTTCCTGAATACTTGACGTTTCTCCCTTTGTTATTTCTAAAGTATAAACATAATCCCCAGCGTTTGCTACTTCATTTACATCATCATCACTTGGTATAATTGCATCTAAATCGCAGTAAAGCACTAGTAAACCATTTTTAGTCCTATCAATTCCAGTAACTTTCCATGCATTTTTCATTTTTATGAATCTATCGTTTATTTTGATATTTTCACTATCTGCGTTACTTTGCATTGTAACAACAATTTTTCCTGCAGGAATAGACACGTATTGGTTAGTTTCAACATCAAAAACCCTTGAATCAGCTATACAAGGAAATTGCTTTATTGTGCCTTGAAAATTGAATTTTATGTTATAATTGCATCTTTGGATTATCCCTTTATAATAAGAATACCTTTTATGTCCTATTTCACTTATGATAAGCCAATTTTCACCATCCCAATTAACTAAATCTCCTCTTTTTATTGGCTCTTTTGTTGCTATAGTCCGTATATCCGCTTGCCTATTTACTGGAAGGTTATTTATTAGTGCTTTTTTTGGCATTGTATCGTTATTGATATATATATCATCTCCTGCCATAGATAGCAGGTATAAATAATCATTCTGCGGAAAGTCAAATATATTCAAATATATCACTCCATTTCATTATTTAATTTTTGAATTTTGGACAAAGTAAAATGGAAGGTAATATAAATATATTACCCCCCACCCACTATGAAAATTTTAAATCTTAAAACCCTTGAAAATAGCGGATTTCAAAATTAGAATTTGCTTAACTTTGTCCAAACTAATCCTTATTTTTATAATAGCTATTTCTGCGTGTTTCTTTCCTTCTTTTGTCTTTGCATATATCACAATATAGTACATTCTTCTTATCTGTGGTAAACTGTTTCTTACAAAGTTTGCATTGTTTAGTATAAAGTCCTGTTTCTTTTCCAGTACCTTCAAGCAATTGTTTATATAGTTCTTTATCCAAAGGTAAAACCGAATTAATAAAGTATTTGCATAAAACTGAATACATACAACCCATTTGAGGACAAGTAGTATCTAAAAGAATACATTGACCTTCAATATAGTTAGCACATTCTTTTTTTATCAGTTCTTTTATTTTATTTGCTTGTTTTATATTTGTTCTTATTTGCATATAATTTCCTCCTGTGTTTATTTTTTTGAAAATAAAAAAAGGTATTCCTAAATTAGAAATACCTTTATATTAGTGTCGGTTTAATCCTTTATTCTCTGAAAATATATGTCCAACTAGCACCATCTGCTATATTATCTGAAACATCGTCAGCAGGAAGTAATCTTATTTTTCGTTCAAGTTGAGATATTCTGTTTTGTATGCTCTCTGCAAAGTCCATAATGGATATATCTTCATTTTTATAATTCTTCATCAGGTTTGGATTGTTTGCAATTGCTTCCAACACGCTCAATACTGTTGAATATATTGCCCTTTTAGATGTGTTAGATGTAGGGTCATATTCTAAAGCAGGATTAGATATACCGTTTTCTTGTGCAAGTACGGTTAATTCGGCATCATTGAATGATATATCCTGTAATTCAAGTTTTATTCTATCAAGATAAGTCATAATAAAACCTCCTGTAATTGATTTTTGAGCATAAAAAAAGTACCTTAATCAAAAGATCAAGTTGATCTCTTGATAGGTACTTTAAGTTTACAAATTAATCATTGTTTGAAGTTATTTCTTCAATCTTTTTGTTAATATCTTTTAATGCTGTAAGATAAGGATTAATCTTTTTATATACTTCACGGGAACTGATAATAATATATTCATTTATTAATATATCATTTACTTCTTCAAGTTGATGTTCGCCATAAAAATTTCTTTTTTTTGATTTTTTGTACTCTTGAATAATAGGATTAATTATACTTTCAATCTTTTTTGTCAACTCATCTTTAATCTCATTGTAAATTTCTAAATCAATTTCATTATTTCTACCTGGCATCCCTATATTGTTAAATAAAGAATTGTTTGTTATTAGTTCACATTTTTCAATTATATTCATATTCCACACCCTACATTTGTATTTTAGATAAGCACATATATTTATTTAATATCTTTTCCCAGCTTCCCATTTCTTTCCACACTTTAAACAAGTAATCATAACTTTTTTACTACCAATTAATCCTCCTAACAAACCAACTGGGCCTAGTAATAAACCTCCTGCTGCTGCCTTTCCAAGGCCGAATCCTTTATTACCTGCTGCAATTTGAGTTGAACCACATTTTGGACATCTGATTTCATCAGACATATAAACACCCCCATATGTGAATCTTTTATATAATTATATCACATATTTTAGCATTAGTACGCAATATTTTGCAAAAATTTTTTAACGGTGAGAAAGTGGTTTGCTGTGGCACAAAAATTCAAAAAGGGGGTATCAACTTCCCACATAATCAATATTATGTAAGAAATAGTATATTTCCTTGAAAGTATTGCTATTACTGCATCTGGAAATATTGAGATTATACAAAATTATAGTTTTGTATAATGTTCTCTTATGCAGGAATATTGCACCTTTGAACCTTGTTAAATCGTCTGTGCTTTGTTTTGTATAATTAGTTTGTAACAATTTTGCAATATTTCTGTAACAATTTTGTAACATAACAGGACGGGATTGAGTGAACTAATCCCTCATTTGCATAATCTTACATTTCTGCACCTTTCACGTTTCGCTCAATCCCTTTTATTTTCGCATATTTCACATTATACTATTGAATATTTATACATTTTTATGAATATTTATACACAACATATAGTATTATTCGTTTCCTACATACACAACATATAGTATTATTCATTTTCTGCACTACTGCTTATAGTTTCGCTTTTGATTTTCTGCATTTCAGTTGATACATCATATATGTATGGCGTCCTACTTAGTGCCGTTTCAAGTGAAATAAGTCCATTCTGTTTTAGTGCTGTGATATTTTCAATTGTTTCCTTAGCATTAAGTGGTATATCATATTCAAAGGTACAAGATATATCACCTGTTGTTTCTATACCTTTTAGTTGTAATAATTTCTTTATCCTATCCCATCGTTGAATAAAACCGTCAACTAATGCATCTTCGTTTAATCTTGCTTTTACACTGGCTAAACTATACATCATTCTAATACTTGTTTCTGATAGATTACTAATCTCTACTGCGTTCATGGCTATTGCTGGTGTTTGACTTATGTTAAGTAACTGTGCCATTAGTATTTCATACAGCGCCTTAAAAGAAGCACTGTCCATTTTGTTTTGCACTATATTAAAATCTGCTGTATCGTCTATCTGTAAAATATATCCAACTGCGTTTGGATCTATTTTCCCTCTATCATTTTTTGTTGTAAGTCCAGTACCTTTTAAAACTGGTACGCCACTAATGAATCTATATAGTCCATCGTGATACTTGCTTATTAAATCTTCTAGAGAATCTATTATAGAAATGTAATCTTCTAAACTACTCCTGCCTTTGCAAGAATCTAATTCGTTTATGGTTTTATATTGTATCGGTAAACCTGATACATTTTTATACCTTCCTGTAACGTGTAATTCTCCTGAATCATCTATATATCGTATAACTTCATTTTCTGTATACAAAATATAGTATGATACTCCGTCAATAGTGTAAAATTCAATAAAAGCAATCATTTTTCCTGTTTCATCGAATACAGGGTATGAATCTTCTGCTGGTATTATTCGGCTTGTGATATTTCCATTTTCTGAGATAAAAACGTACTCATATGTTTCACCGTATTTTACTATTTTATCAAGGATTTTGAAATCAATAGAATTGTACCTGGCTTTTTCATACACTTCTTTAAATACTTCCAATGTATTTTTATCCTCACTTATAAGTGTTACTGGATTTTTTAATAGGAACGATGTTTCAAAATTCAATAAAGTTTTTGCTAATTGAAGTACAATTTTCCTTGTCTTATATGGCTTTCCGTTGTATTGTTCATTAGGTCTGTATAAAATAGCGTGTTTTCCTGAAAGATATTCCTTCAAATCCAATATATTCTGTATTCTTTCAAAATGCCATTGTTTAGCAACTTCATCTTGGAACCATACTGGCGAATTATCATAATACTTTTTTATATATTCTTTTAATGTCATATTAGAAACCTCCTATTTGTAATGTAATTCTGTAATTATCTGCGTCAATTTCTTGCACTCTCGGCATCTTAAATGCTTGTATTTCATTTCTCATAATTACTATATTTTCTTTTGTTTTTATATCATCAAAAACAAAAAATTCCCATGATTGTATATTTTCTGCGTATTTGTTACGGTTCAACCAATCCATGAAGTCCATACACTGGCTTTCATCTACATGGACTATTATTTCTTTACTTAATACTTTGCTTTTTAAATAGAATTTTATCGGATATATTAATTCTTCTTTTTTTATTTTTTCCTTAGGTACTATCACATAGAACCCCCCTTGATTGTTTATACATAATACTTACCTGATTTTAATGATTGTATGCTCAAAGCGGTTGCCATTACTAGATCATCAAAATTATTTTTTCCTCTAACATTACCTAGTTTTCCATTTCTCTCCATATAAATTTGCATCTCCTGTAATGTTTCTCTGTCATTGATCAATATAATTCCTTCCTCAAAGGCTTCTTTGAAGTCCTGAATTAGCTTTGATTTTGAAACATTATCGGTATTCCAACCAATTTCCAATGTTTTCCTGCCTGTGGTCTTATCCCATTTTTTAGTTTTGTTTAGGTTAAGGTATCCAATTTCTCTTTTTAACCTGTTTATAAGGTCTAGTCCGTATGAATTTCTTTCAACCATAAGACAAGCATAATTGTAAAAATCACCTAGCTCATTGACTATATTAGCGAATTTATATACTGGCAGTCCACTTTGATAAAACACTGCTACCTGTTCACCGCTTGAATCCAATATTGACATAGCGGACAAGTCACCATCTTTTGAAAGTCCTGAAGCAACATCTATACCAGAAAAATACATTTCCTTTGGTTTAGGCAATTTGTAAATGAATAAACTTTTATTTAAGTAAGGGTAAAGTATTTCGGGAAGGTCTTTTATTTCCTTTGCTTTTAGTGGCTCTGGAATAAATAGTAATCTATCATTTATCTGCTTTTGGTCAAATACACTTTCCTGTGTGCTAACAAATGCTTCCTGCCATGTTGAAGGGAAATCTCTCTTAAATTGTTCAAGTGTCATATTTTGCAATCTCCACCTACGCCACATTAATTGCACTTTCGTTGCCCCCATTTCGTAAAGTTTTTTCTCGGTTTCGTCCATTTCATCATCTGTAAGGTATTTTATTAAACTGCCTTTTTGATACCATTCTTTTGCGAGTTGATATTCATACTTGTAATATCTCTTTGAACCTTCGCCTAACCAATTATAAAAAAATGGTTTGTATTTGGAATTTCCTGCAATAGCATCTTTATATAAATAATAGAAATAATTTAGTCCTTGTGCAGTTGACTCTATAATAATTTTTGCTTGTGGACTTTTAACTAAGGCACTCTCTATAGTCGATAGATTTTCTTGAACATCATCATCATATAGTGCAAATTCCGATAAATGAACCATCATAAGAGAGTATCCTCTACCTATACCATCTGCACTCTGTTTACTTGCTGTTTGTATAGATATTCTTGAATTATTTTCTAATAATAATTCTTTTTCGTTGCTTTTTCTAAATCCAATCCTATATTTTTCTGGTATGCTTTCATACATTAACTTTAGTTTCGTAAAAAGTGTATTAGTAGTACTTTCCATGTGTGCCAACATCATGTAGTTACTGTTCGGTATCTGAAAGGCATAATAAAGCATAAGGCCCAATGCGAGGCTCGATATCCCGATTTGCCTTGATTTTAGTATAATGTTATATCTTTCCATATTATCCAAAAAATCCTTTTGCTCTGGATTAACTACAAAAGGTACTAATTCCCCGTTGCAATCTATCTTTACAAAGTTTTTTAACCATAAAGCAGGATTAGCATTTATTCGTTTTAATTTTTCTTGTGTTGTCAATTTTGGCATCTTATCACCTTCTTTTTTTTAAAGGGTACTAACATTGTGAGTATCCTTTTGTTTATTTTTGTTTAAAATTAGTTTTAAAAAGCATAATAAATAGCAGGCAATATAAAATCATTACCTGCCTAAAAAAACGTCTTAAAATTAAAAATAAAAAGCGTACATACTATTCTAAAACTAAATCATCTTCTTCCTGTTCTTCTATTTCCTGTTTATTTAATTTTTTCTTTGCTTTATAATTTTTTTCTAATTCTTGTTTTAGTGTTAAAAATGTTTTTATTGCCCTATCATTACCTTTTTTAGCTTCTTCTGCAACTACGTTATAAATTTCTACAAAATCCTTATTTGATCTTTCTAACAACAACAAATTCATCAACTCTGCATATTCCTCTGTATTTTCCCACTGTTTTAAATTCCCATATTTTTTTAAACTACCCTTGCAATATTTATCAATAATATCTTGTTCCGTAAATTCAGAAAAATCTCTGTTTGAATTTGCAAGTCCATTCCTCCACATAAAATAAGCGTATTTGGGATAGGTAGTCGTGTTTTTCCAATATTGTTTTAACGCCTGATTCAATAATGATATTTGCCTAGCCATATCTATTCCTCCGTTTCTACTGCTTCATATGTTATTTTGAATATGTCTGGTTTACAGGGATAAAACTCACCTTTAACTCCTTTAATGATGTAGTCGCCTATACTGGCTATATGTTCACCTTCTAATGTTTGTATTTTCAATACTGGTCGATCTGGGTTGCTATAGTCAACTCTTACATCATCATTCATGAAATCTGATAATTTAATCAATGTCTCTGCGTCATCAAAAAACTGTATTGCTTCTATTATTACTGGTTTTTTTCTGTACTTTTTAACTATCATAGTGTTTCCTCCGTTTCTTTGAGTATCAAAAATAATTCTAATAATTTTTGGTAAATATCATCTAAACTCTTATTGATAGTTTCTAAATCTTTAGACATTATAAATGCACCCTCTTTAATTATTTTTGATAATTAAAAAAGGATAACCTTTT